CCGCTGAACTGATTGCACATTGGAATCGTTCCAAGCACAGTAGGATTAACAAAGTAAGCGCCGGAAAGAAAACCACCTTGCGCTCCAACTTCAATTGCAGCTAAGATAACAAACCCAATTGCAAATAAATAACGTTTCTTCATTTGATCCCCCGATACCTACAAAATCATGCCACAAGCCGAAGCGATAATCCAGAAACAAGCAAAAAGCGCGATTGACTCATTAGAGAAATTCTCCCTTGAGTGTAAACCTTATGCGGCCATTGTAAAAGATTCAACGAAAGTACAGGCAATGCAACGCAACGACAATTCCAAATGTTTCCGGCGTTGTAGTGGCCTTCGCTGGTTTCGCGGGCAAGTTGTTCTGGTGAAGGCGGATCGCTGAAGTTAACTAGAACGCCGTTCATCAAACGATGCGAGTCTCTAACTCTAGCATCTTGGCTTGTTTGCCATTCGTACCAATTCAAGCCAAGCTCTTCAGCGCGAACGCGAGTAATTGCAGTATCCGCTTTTGCAACTTCAGTTCTAGCAATTCTTTGAATTTGATATTCTTTTAGATGCTGCATATACGGTTGAATATCTTTAACTATATCTTCGGCCCGCCGTCCCTTCAATTGTTCGCGCTGTATGAAGTGGACCGCTCGTTCGGAAATGTCTTCCGGCAAACTCGTAATGTATTGAACATTTTCTTGAATTAAAGAATGCAAACGAATTCCAAGCGGGCCTTTCAACTCGTTCTTCAACATCGAATAAATAAGCCGCCCTTTGCTCGCTTTTGTTGCCGCCGCTCGCCAACTTCGGCTGTTCCCATTGGCAACCATCGTAATCATGTTGGATGCTAGTTGATGGGCAAAGCCTTGAATAAAATTTCGCGTTTGCGCGAATTCCACCAATCGAGCATTTAGCTCGCCTAACGTTGAACTTGTTGGAAACGCAAAATACCGATCCATCAATCGGCGGATTTCCCGTTGATAGATCAGTTCAAACCGTGTTGGACGATGGAACGGGGAATTCATTTAATCCTTGTAAGCGACTGCATTCTTTATTGCATCCGGTTCGAAGAACGCACCATGAACAACTTCTAGTTCTCTCGTTTTCTTGTTGTATTTCGCAACTTTTAACTTGATCATTGTATTCATTGCTTTTTCAGCTTCCTTTTCGCTGATTCCAGCAATTCGAGCAAGATTGTCTTGAAATCTTTGCTCAGTTGTTTTGAGCGGACCTACTTTGGCTCGCCATTCTTTGTGAACTTGTTCCATATGTTCACGTTTGCGTTTTTCTTCCTCTTGACTTGCTGCGATATTTCTAACCGCTTGTACTTCCTTTTCGGATAGACCGCCGCTTGAAGATTTCACAGAACTTCCCCCGCCCGATCCAAATTCGCCGTTTTCCGCTCTTGGATGATCGCCTTCGTTCCATTCATCGCTTGCTTCACTACCTTCCTCAAACTCCGCTGTACCGGCCCGCGCTTCGCCCTGCTCAACTTCAATTGGCGGTTGCGGTTTGTCGTCTGCCTCTTCAATAATTTCATCGGTGACGTTGCTAAAGATTTCAGTTTTATCTCCAAGCTGTTTCAGTTCTTGTAGTGTCAACTTTTGCGAAGTAATACCAGCATTGAACGGCGCAAGAATAGCTTCACTGCCTTCCTTAGCAAGTTTAGATTTGTCTTCTTCGCTCAACACGCGAATTGACGGCCATGTTATATCAAGATTATCCGGTACGTCGCCAAACTCACTCATGCAAATAACCGGATACAGTTGTTGCATGAGTTGAGGTTCCAAATCGTCGTGTTGCGCTTGCGCTATTGCCTCTTCATAATTGCGTTCATCAGCATCGTTGCTGTTATCCAAGCCACTCGAATTCTTCCCAAACAGTTTGGAATAGGGGATAGACGGAATGGCGGAAGCTGCAACTGCAATCTCGAATCTATCCAAAACATCTGCAATTCCTCCAAACGTGTATTGATGCGATTCAAGTTTTCCATCTTTGCCAAGTATCAGCATAGATTGATTAGAAAGCAATTCGTTTTGCTGTTGATACACTTGTGCAAACTTCGTTAACGCTGGACCGTTTGCAGTTGCGCCGCTCAACATCTGAGCTAATTCTGGATTAACCTGCGTCATAACTTGCGCTCGAAACAACAATTGAAGAATTGACCAAGACGCATTATCGCGTTTCCGCATTTCTTCCATTATTAACTCAAGAACACTAACCCCCCAATACTGGTTTGCTTCGTGTTCTGGTGTTGGAACATCCGGCCCTGTAAAACGAAGAATACGCGAAGCATGAATATCAAACAATGCTTCGTTTCCGTTTTGACCATGAACGGTATAGTATTCCGGCAATCCAAAAGTTAAAGGTGATTCAATATCTTGCATCTGATTACCTTTTGGAGTTATACCGCTCCAACGATCAAACACAATTAAACCCTTATAGGAATCAGGGTTAACATCGTCTAACTTCAAAGGTTTGTCAAGAATGTTTTCTTGACCCTTAATTACCATCAACGCACCAGCGCCGCCGAACAGTCGCGCCCATGTAATAGCGCGTTTAATTTTCTTTTGTGTCAATGTCCGTTTTATTGTTCTATCGAAATTGCTAATCTGATCAGGAGTTAAATTGCAATTTAGTCTAGGCCACGCCTTAACCATATCCTTAGCAGGAATTTCAACAACCTTACGCGGAATCCAATGGTTACGAAACAAAGTGATCATCAACCAATAATCGTTTGTCCAACGATTGAGAATATAATCAACGCCTTCTGCAACCGAAGGAGTTCCGTAACCCATGCGAGCAATTGGATTACTAAACGCATCTTGAGCAACTGAATCTTTGCCTACACTAAGAACAGTGTTAGCGAATGTTCTATAACGATCCATGAACTTGTTATTGATCATTTGATCCTTTCGCTACGCCGCTATAGCCAATGTTATGCGCCAAGCCGGAACCTTTGTTTGAACAAAATATCGCAATGCGTCCGGGGCGTGATCGTTGATCTTCAACGGTTCATCTTCCCCAACCTTCTGTTTATTCGGGTTCCAAGCATAAGATTCTAATTCAGCCCGAAGTTTAACACAACGCTCATGTATCCTAATCTTTTTCTGAGCTAAAAGGCTAGAAGTATTTCTGATCCCGTTTTCAACATCGTTATCCGCGTCACAATGCCAAACGCCTTTCGAATTCATTTCAGCTTTCAAACTTGCCGCCGAAGGATCGACAATACATTGCGCTTGCGGAGCAAACGTATCTCGAAATTCAATCAAATCCGCAACGTATTGTCCATCGGTTTTTTGAATCGTTGTTTCTTTTGAATCCCAATAATACTCTTGATCGACCCAATACGTTGTTCCGTCGTCAATGATCAATAGGAATACAGTTGGGTTTCCCGTTCCGTAGTCAATAGCAATGAACTTTTCAACAAAGCCACCAGAGTTACCCAAACCTAATGGCCGGGTCGTATCGCTGTAAAGAAGTTCGTCGTTATAAGAGTCTTTGTAAATTGCTCCTTCGGCAACGCACCAAATTCCGTCAATGTAGCGCTTTTTGAAAACGCCGCGAAACATAGTTTCAAATTGAAGAATCTTAGCTGGTGACAAAGACAAGTTATCCCGAAGCATGAACTTTTCAGACCATACCAACCCGCTTGTTTTTTTCTCTGCATTGGTAATGTAATCTGCGTTGATGTAATGAAATGGATTATCGGGGTTGGTTGTTCCATACAAACGAGCGCCTTCTGGTGACATTCTCGAAAGCATCATTTCAAAGAACGATTGCGGAATCTTAACTAATTCGTCTCCATAAGCAACACCAACCGTTGAACCGCGAATGTATTTTTCTGAACCTGCGTCTTTAGCGCCAACAACTCGCCATTTTGTGTTACCTAACCAAAGTTCTCCACTCATTCGATTGTAGTTATAATTTTTGCTTCCGTAAAAGTTGAAAAGATCATTCAAAACGTTGTGATAAATAGTATCTTTTGAAACACCGAACATTACCTTTTCGCCGTCAACTTTGTAATCGTTCAAGCCAAACGCAATCTTAGGAATCATAGTGTAATTCTTAGAAGAGCGAACCGCTCCTTCTAAGATGTTAATGAAAGCGTCGTTCTCCGGTCGTCTTTTAATAAGTCTAATTGATTTTTCGCTATAAGGGAACATTGCTCGCCCCCAAAACAGCGTCACGAAGTTCTTTCATACGATCTGAAAAATCCGAACCGTCGTCTTTTTTAGCGATACTCCAACCCATAATCTTACCAATTTCAGAAAACGCCCGAACGCGATCAGTGTACGGAACACTTAAGCCGGTTGCGATCTGATACAAGTTTTGAATAACAACTTCCCTTTCAATTGGAAGCCGGTCTAGCCGGTCAACTTCAGCTAAAACAAATTCGTCGTTGATCCACGCTTCGGCAATTCGCAAAACATATTGCGGATATTTTTCAGTGTTCTCTTTTCCAACTACTTCTTTCGCAATAAGGGGTTGAGGAAGAGAACGCAAGTCTTTGGAAAGCCGTTGAAGCCGCTTTGCAAAGGCAAGTTTGTAATCGCTCTCTTCCATACCAGCATGATACCTTGAAAACAAAAAAGCGAGCAATCTTTTCAGACAGCCCGCTTTAATGATCGCTCGATTACTGCCGGACGGATTGCACCAAATCGAACAATTTTGATTCGATGGTTTGCATCGAAGGATCAAGCATTCCGCGATTGATTACGAAAATCAAAATCGAACTGCCGTCATACTTCCATGCAATACTTACACCCAATTTCGACGCGGAACTGTCATTTCCGGTAACAACAATTCCAGTTTGTGTTTCCGCCTGTTCGCAAATTTTTGCGAACTGATCAGGTGTTACGTTGCTGAAGGATAAAGTGCCTTGACTCATAGCGCAAAATTCCTTTCTGTTGAAGTGCGTTGATTGCTTGCGATACAGTCATATCCGGGGGAGCGTTACCCTCGGACTTGAACTGATCGAGCGCCCGCTGTAGCATTGCAACATTCAATTGAGTATTCGCGGGCAACTCGATGGAAGCAGTTTGGCCTGTACTCGCAAGGATACCGTCAAGAATAGTGATCGCCGTTGCGAGTGTAGTTAATACGCCTTTGGCTATCATCTGCGAGTTTGCATCCTTGATATTCAAGACCTGCAAAAGACCAGTTGAAATAAGACTCGAACTGGCAGTTACCAAATTTGTTATCTGTGTCAAAACAGTTGCCGTTGGATTCGTAAGATAGGCTTGACACAATGCTTGAATCGGCGCTACATCAGCCTGAATCTGCGCTGCAATCGAGTTCAACGCCGCTGCATCGTTTGGATTAAATGATGTCAGATCACTGATCAAGGCTTGAGCATCGCTCGCAATTACCGGAGTCCAATTCTCAATGTCTTGTACAGCGGTATTGACTTTGGCTTGTGTTGCGGGAGAACAGCCTGTTATTACAACAACAGGCAACGCAACGATCAAACAAATCAACGGGTAAACCAGAAAGCGAAGTTTTGTATCCTTTTTCATCAAGTCTCCTTTAACAATGCGGCGGTTGATTTGGACGCAACAGGCCGCACAGCCAAAGCGTTCAAATAACTGGTGAAATCGGGCCACAACTTAATTAAAAGCTGAAGCGTAGTCGCGTCAAGTGTTATATTCAAACCATCTTGTGCCGCCGCTGCCATTCCGTCTGTGATTGCAGGAACCATTGCAGTAGCAAGGATCGCAAGCGCAAGCATGGCTTTTGGTGAAGCAATTTGTTTTGCTTCGCCAGCAATGTCTTTGCCAAGAGTATCGAAAAAGTTAGCCGCGTCTTGCGCGTCAACTTGAATTCCCTTGCCAATTGCCAAAACTACATTCATAGTTCACCAGTTATGGTTTGATTGGTGCGTCTCCGGTTAAAAACGCCAGAGTTACGCGAGCGGAACCAAAAAGAAACGTAATAACTGCGGGAATCACAATAGACCAAACGCTACTGTGAATTGAAGGAATAGCAAACAACGCCGCCATCAACGCCGTTACGTTTCCAGAAAGAGCCAAACCCAAAGCAAGAAAACCTTCGATAGTACTCTTGCTGATTCCAAAAATTGTTTTGCCCATTGAATTCCTCTTTTCAGTTACGATTTTCTGATCTATCGTAAACAGCCCGCGCAGAAGCGTATCCATCACGCCATGCTTTTAATTCTCGAATATCAAGGCGATTTGTGGTAATATCTCGCGTATGCTCCTCAAGTTGAGCATCGTGAGCGTTCAAACGTTTTGATTGATTGAATTGATTATTATAAAAAACACCAGCAAAGAAAACGCATGTTATGAAACTAACAATCGTTGGTCCCCACGCCGCCCAATCAATCACGCCGCAACCCCCATAAACATAGCCGTTTCAATCTTACGCCTATTTACCAACCCGCTTGAAAGCATGTGACCGGCATAAACCCAATGTCCAAACTGTTCTTCAGCGCCTACAATGTTACCTGCGTTCAGCAAGTAAAGCACTGTTGATCCCTTAAAGGCCGCTGCCCCAACGTTGAACGTAAAACTTACCAGCGCATCAAACTCGCATTGAATCAATGGAATTGTAACTAAATCCTGAACCGTCTTCGCTGTCCAAGAAACGTCTTCCTCAAGCGCCGTTGTTGCCTGCTCCTGAGTCCATACAAGGCCCGCTACCACTTCCGGGCCTGTATGACCATAGCCGATAGTAAGAATGCCTCTAATGTCCCTGTAGGCCGTTAGGCGAAGAGATTCAAACCCCTTCAACATTGCTAGTCCAACCGGCGATAACAACATGAATGCGTTCGGACCCGGCATGTTGAAATTTGAGCATGAAAAAACGCTCCGGTCAATACCGAAGCGTTCAGTGTTGGCAGGTTGTAGGCAGGTTGTTATTGTTTTTGTGGAGAAACTGTTTCGGCGAGTTTCCATCCCTTTTGAAGAATTCCCCTCGGCGCGGAATCGCATACTATATTCGGGATGTGTTTTGAAAGGAGTAACAATGAGCGAACCGTTTTCCTATTTGATGCAGAGCGACGGATCGCAGAGGCAAAGGCGGCGAAATTGCTTATGCTGGACCCACAAAATTGACTTATAGGCTCTCCCCGGCGCTTGGTTGACCCTTTACCCTCATAAAAATGCCCCGCTGTAAGGCGGGGCTAAATTGAGCAGGTAAGGGTTTATTGAATGGTGTATTCGTCGCCGCCAACAACGCAGCTCTTACCTTTGAATTCAACAGCGATATTGCCGTAGGCTTCGATTATAGCAGCATACCATTGAATATCGCCTTCAGCGTAGAGTTTGTGGCCTTCAGCGTTGAGTTTGTGGCCTTCAGCGTAGAGTTTGTTGCCTTCAGCGTTGAGTTTGTGGCCTTCAGCGTAGAGTTTGTTGCCTTCAGCGTAGAGTTTCAAACGTGTTTCCCATTGCGATTGAAGTTTTAACATTTTGTTCCCTTCTGCGCGTATCGCGTCGCGCCCCGGACCCGTTTTTGATTACTTAACCAAAGATTCAGGCAA